CTATGTAGAGTCTGTGAAGGTTGGCGACAAGATCGCTGGATCACAAGTCGTTGCAATCGAGGAAGTGGATGACACCTTCTACGGGCCTTACTCAGTCCGTGGGCACATCTACAGCACAGTCGACGAACAGGGCAAGGCAGTCCAGCTTCATCACAACTGTGAGTTCATGGGATCTTCAACGACCCTCATCGACTTGGACAAGCTCGCTAGACTATTCCCTACAGAGCCGATAGAGTACAAGTATGGATACATGGTCTCTATCTGGGAGGAGCCAGTCAAGGGCGCTCTCTATGTGATGGGCGTGGACACGGCTACTGGTTCTGGTCTTGACTTCTCTGCTGTTCAGGTTCTGAAGCTCACTGCGAGAAACAAGTTCGAACAGGTATGCACATTCCACGATGACAAGATCACGTACACTCGATTCTGCCAGATCGTGAAAGATCTGAGCGAGTGGTACAACGATGCGCAGATAATCATCGAGAACAACGGCCCTGGCGGAAAGCTAGCAGAGGAGCTGTGGTACACGCTCGACTGTCAGAACGTCATCAACACTGATCCGCACGGCATCGGTACATGCGCTAACAAGTCGAACAAGCTAGAAGCCTGTCTTCTGCTCCAGAAGCTGATCAACACTGACGTTCTCGTGCTCCATGACTCAGCTACACTGAAGGAGCTATCAAGTTTCACAGAAGTTAGTCCGAACGTCTTCAAGGCGTCTTCTAACTCGCATGATGACCTAGTATCAGCCCTCTACTGGGCGTGCTACGCAACTATCCAACCTGAGATCGACTTAGACAACCTGAAGGTAGACCTTGAAAAGAGACAAGTTGAAGAGGAAGTGCCCCAAACAGTATTTCCGGACGAAGATGACGGAGTATGGACGTTCTGATGAGAGGAAGCCAAAGAAAGTAACTCAGAAGAAGAAATCTAAGCTGAGACACAGCCGTCAGTGGCACGAACTGAAGGTGAAGCTCATCGCCGAGAGAGGCAAGATAGATGAGCTTACTCTTCGTCAGTTGACGAAGGATGATAAATTGACATGTCATCACATGAATCTCACTGCCGAGAGCTACGGCGAGTTCAGCAACACAGATGACTACATGCTGCTCTCTGAGATGTCGCACAAGGCTATCCACTGGCTGTGGCAAATCACGAACGGCGAAGATTTTTCTATTTTAGACAGGATACGAAGCGTCCTAGAAAGGATGAAGGAACTAACTGATGAAGATAGCGGGACTAGATATGTCTGTGACCCACACGGGCGCCGTGATGATGGAGCTAGACCAGAACTTGAACATAGTGAAGACGGACTGGCTGACATTCACGACTACGAAGAAGTATGCTAGCGACAATGCAATCTGGTATGACAAGGATCAGTTCGCTGACAAATATGACAAGTACATGTTTATGCAGGACAGAATCCTGAAGTTCGTGGGAGATGCTGACCTCGTATCAGCAGAAGACTACGCATTCGGAAAGACTGGCGCAGTCGGCCTCGTGTTCGACTTGGCTGAGTTCGAAGGATGGATTCGTCAGAGCATCTGGCGCATGGGAAAGCCGATCTACCTCTACTCTCCGATGACAATCAAGAAGATCTTCACGGGACACGGAGACTGTGACAAGCTGTCTATGTGGCGTGCATACGACAAGCTCGACTGGGTGAAGCCTGATCTGAGCGCTATGCCACCAGTCGTGAATGGAAAGAAGGGAGCGCCTGGAACATCGGACGTTGTCGACGCTTACGCTGCTGCTGTCTCGCTGAGAACGGAGCTTCTCATCATCAGAAATCAGGGAGACGCTAAGTCCTTCCCGAAACACATTCAGGAGTTCTGGAAGAACAGAACAAGAACTATGCTACAGAGACCGAGAGAAACCTAATGGCAAAAGAATTCAACTTCAAAGACTTTGACGAGTGCCTGACGGGCATGAACCAGTACTGCCTCGAGACATTCAAGTGCAACACATCATCAGAAGACGACATAACTATCCATTGTGAAACTACTCATTGCGAGATGGTCAAGAAGATGGCAGCTGAGCATCCGAAGAAGATGAATCAGCTGAGACGCCTCTATGTTTCAGAGAATGAAGTCATTCGAGCTTTTCAGGAGCTTAGAGACACGGGACATTCAGTCTTCACGTTCAAGGATGTGAAGCATGAGTTCGACCACATGAGAGGTGGATGCCTCAAGACTATCGAGATGGACAAGGATCACGTCACAGTCAACATGCGCGCCTCTGTCATTCCTTGGAATCTTCAGTTCGATCTGGTATTGATTGACAGACTTCTATATGAGATGGACGCTACAGGCAGACCAGTAACGTTCAAGATAGGTTACATTCGTCCGAAGGTCATTCACTCGCTGTTCTGGTTCTTGAAGAACGGCTGGACGCCTGAACAGCTCGTCGAATATCCCTTCGGTAGAGCGTGCATCGGCGCTTATGGCCGTGCTATCAGTCCGAAGTGCAAATGGAAGAACTGGATCCGTTTCGCTGACAGAGTGGACAAGATACGCGAGCAGAAGAAGATTCCGCCTCTCGTTCCGATTCTCCGAGCATGGGAAGCTAAGCATCCTGAAGTGAAACCTCAGTCTGCGGGTGACTGAAATCTATAAATAAATAAAAATAGGAGTTTTTATGGGCAACTACAGACACAAGCTTCTCGTCGAGCGTGCAATGAAGAGACTGGACGAGAGAACCCCAATGGGCGCAAGCAATCTACACCAGAACGAATCAATCGCATACGCTGACCTCCCGTGGGCTGAGAAGACACAGACGACAGTCAACGAGGGAAAGGACTCTGAGAAGCTCTTCGGCAACAAGAAGCGTCTGAACGAAGCTATCGACCGCATGTTCGAGGACGCTGTCGAGATCGGCGCTAACCTCAAGACAGAAGAAGAGATGATGTCCAAGTAAGAAAATTTGGATTTTCTTGAGTTTTTACCTTTACGAATTCTCAAGAAAATCCTATATTTTACTTGTAAAACAAAAGGACAACAAGCTATGAAGAACAACCTCCTCGATCTCGCCAAAAACGCTAACACTCTCCTCGAAGTCCGCGACAAGCTCCTCGGCGACTGCGAATTCGAAGCCTACCGCGACGTGGACACTGAGAACTCTGGCTACTGGGTCAAGAAGACAATCGGCGACAAACGCGCTGCTATCGGTCTCTACATCAAGACTGGTCGTGGCATCTCCGTCAACATCAACACTCTCGAACGCTACGAAGTCCTTGAAGGCACACCTTCCTTCCGTGAAGTAATGGACAAGATCGGTCAGTTCATGACTGAACTCTACGGCAAGAGCTGGGACGTCTAATCTAATCTTTCTTCATCAGATATAAATCAAGAGAAGCTGGCAACGGCTTCTCTTTTCTATATTTTACTCAGAACTGTATCAAAACAGGAGAAACTAATGAAAATCTTAATCACTGCAGGTATGCACGGCAATGAGCAGTCCGCTTTGCTCGCTGTCATGAAGTATCGTGAAATGATCGCAGCACGCGACGACCTAGATCTCGATGTGGACTTCGCCATCATCAATCACTACGGACTATTCAACGACCAGCGCAATATGCGTGAGACTCCTCAGGAGAAGGTGTTCGATCCAAACCGCATGTGGGAACCAGTCGAGATCGCAAGTCTGTGGGGCAACGCTGAATCCGCTGCTGAGGCAATCAAGCAGAATCTGAAGAACTACGAGCTCGTCATCGACGTTCACAACTCACCAGCAATCAGTCCGTGCGTAGTTCTCAGCAACACCAAGTATGCGAGAAACTATGTCGAGTTCTGCAACAAGAACGGCATTCCGTTCGTCGCATGGGAGTCCAATACGCCGACCATCAAGCAGTATGCTAACGAAGTTGTGAAGATCCCAGCATTCACTGTCGAGCTGCCAGAGATGAACTCCTCTCAGTACTCGAACGTCCTCACCTCTCATCAGGCAACATTCATCGACAAGCTCGTTGAAGCGTGCCGAAAGGCTGACAACTGCATGGATCTCCCAGTCGCCAACAGGGCATATCTCGATCCGAGCCAGCTCTACTGGAAGGTGAAGGCTCACGAGAAGGGCGTCGTTGAGATGCTGGTTGAGCTCGGCGCAAGAGTCAAGACAGGCGATCCAATCGCAAAGATCCATCGTCTTCCATACGGCTTCTTCAAGAAGAACGCTCAGCCGGTTGCAACGCCTGCAGAGACTGTCATCGCTCCAGTGGACGGAACAATCATGGTCCTAGACAACATGGTTCGTGACAAGACGGACGATATTTGCTGGATCCAGCCTGACGTCGATCTCTTGAACGTGGAAGGATAAGTCACTTCCATACTAAATCCTCACGCTGTGAAGTCACCTCTTCACAGCGCTATTTTTGTGAAAAAGTGACTTTTACCATTTACGAATTCTCCAGAAATTCCTATATTCGATACGTAACCAAACAAAGGACCAGAACATGACACTTACTCAATACGAAGAATCCGTCAAATGCACACTCGCTTCTGAATACAATCTTACACCCGAACAGGCTGGAAAGGCAGCTTTCCGTCACTGCGGATATATCGCAATAGGCTGGGAACATGGCGAATCTGTCGAAAACGTCGCTAACATGATCCGTATTCGCGAAGACAACTTCAAGGCAATCAAGGCGGAAACTAAGGCTGCTAAGGTCGAAGTCGCATATCAGATCTTCAAGAAGAAGCTAGAAGAGCTCGGCTGCGACACTGAAAAGCTCCTCAAGAACGCTGGACTCGACACGGAGGGACTTGACTAATGGATCAATACACCCAAATGCTCGCGGATCTCAATGAGTACGCAAAGTCTCTCGGACTCGATCCGAACAAACTGGCTGAGGAAGCTGATAAGTTCGCATCTGAAATGACATCTCAATCTGACGAAGATTCTATCTTTAAGGATGAGCTGAGGCTTCTGAGAGTAATCATAAGCTTTAGCTCTGATGTGCAGAAGGAAATCAATAGACAGATCGAAAACGGTATCTACAGGATCGAACTGACCGATATGAGAGTTGACCTGAACGGAGTCATCTACGACCGTCGCGTTCGTAGAGTCGGTATGATCGTCTCCATCAGCAATGCAGAACTCCTACGTCTGATCGCACCACCAATGCAATGGTAAAAATATGATAGATCACATACTAACATCAGAAGTCGTATGCCCGTACTGCGGGCATGTCCACACTGACTCATGGGAACTTCCTGACTACGATGATAGCTTCGAATGCTACGAATGCGGAAAGAAGTTCTACTACGGTCGTGAAGTTGAAGTAACCTACTCGTCGCACAAGCTGAAGCCTGATGGAAAGCCTGACTACTACGACGAAATACCTGATGAGGAGGAAACAGATGAGAACGATGAAACTGATAGCGTCTGACGGAACTGAAGTGAAGAAGATCAAGTTTCCGAAGCTCTCTACTGAAGAGATGCAGGAGATGGTGAAACAGATGAAGGCACACGAGGACGATCCAAAGATCAAATTCTATGACTATATAGACACCATCGGGCCGATCAAGCCAATTCCGCCGTCTGTTGCAAAACAATTCGAAGAGATTGCGAGTAAATATGGTAAGAAGATCGAGGGCATAAACTATGATGAATGCTGCACAGGCTAAGGCCATAACAAAACAGAAGAACTACAATTATCTCGTCGAACTGGAGTGCAAGAAGATCGACGAGAGGATCCGTGACTCGGTAGCACATCACTGTGATACACTATACCAGCCAGTGGACGGTTGTGTCATCGAACAGGTCATGAAGATTATTGAGAAGGCTGGGTACAAGGTGACACGTCTCGTGGATGCTTGGAACAACCCATCAAACGATCTGAAGATCGAATGGGGTGAATAGTGAGTGACCTTCCATCATTCCGCACAGACACTGGTCGTGACATAACGCCATACGAGGACAGTCATGTGTACTGCCCGTATGATGTCAGCCAGATCCAGCACGCCTTCGACGGCGATCCGATGACTGATGTGATGGTGGGTCCTGGAATGGTCGAAATCACTCAGTATGCGCATCCTGATCACGCATCATTCAAGCCCATCACATTTGACGCAGACGATGTTCCGCTGCCTCCAGACGGTGAATTCGCTCATCGCCGTATGTTCGCACCTCCTGCACCGCAAGAGACCGTCATACACCCGTCAAATGGCCCAAAACAGGTGAGATCCGAAGAACAGATGATGGCAGAGCTGGACAAGATCGATCAACTCTTCAAGGGAATGTAGAAAATAGGGTTTACAAGTCACTGAGAAAATCCTATATTGACCGTGTAACCACAACTAAAAGGACCAGAACATGGCTATTGGAGAACTCCAAAAGAGATACAAACGTGAAACTGAGAAGTATGGCAGAGTAGAACTGAACCGTGATGAGCTCGAATCACTCGTCAACGAAGTCCGTAACAGGACGAAAGAAGAAATCGAAAAGAACTTCAAAGTGAAGTGGCACTTGGTCAAGAACGAGATGCCGAGAGATGGAGCAGCAGTCTGGTTCTATCCTCCTCTCATCGGGTACCGATCTGGACGCTGGAACTCCTACAACAGCGCAATGAACAAGCTCGCTGGCAACCCTAAGTCAGAACGTGAGGAAGATCACTGGTCGCCCGAGTTCGGAAATGACTTCTTGGGCCGCAAGAACGACCTCATCGCGTGGGCATACATGGACGATGACTTCATCCCGTCTCCAAATCTCAAGATCGAACTGGAGGGCGAATAATGTTCGATGACTACGAAAGATGGGAGCATCGAAACGCTATGAGGCATGCCGAGATGATGGAAAGACGGCGAGTCGAGGAGAGGAGGTTCGCAGAGGAGAATGACCTTCAGATAAACTCACTCACCTTCGACTACTCAGCCATCGATGACCTGATGAAGGAGCTCGAAGAGACAAAGAAGACACTCAAACACTACATCTCAGAGGTCGTATATCACCCGTGCGTCAACCGCAGGGATCCGATCATCGAGATCAAGAGGGTCGGAAAGCGCTGGGCAGCAGTATTCAC